TGAACCTAGGTGCCTATAGCTAGGGGACGAGGGCGCCGTATTATAGGCTCGCCTGGATGCTTCGCTCGGAGCTGAATGGTTAAACTTAATCGAGCTCGTTCTAAACGGCCTGCTTCTCGGCCCGTGAGGAACTAAATCAATAGAGAAAGCTAAGCATGTAGGTCCTCTAGTGGAGGATTGACGGACGCGGGTTCAAATCCCGCCATCTCCACCAAATAAATAAAAAAGCCCCTACCGTTCTACGGCAGGGGCTTTTTTGTTTCTCTATGATATGCAAGATATAAGCTCTCATAGTCTTGAAGACGCCACCAAACTCATTAAACTTACTTCGGTTTTTATCCACGCAATCAGCTACAAAAACCACGTTTACCAATCGAAAGTCCCTATCACCCAGCATCAAAGGGAGAAACTCGCAACTTTCCTTAAGCTTATCAAAGTAATCTTTATACAAATTTTCCGAGATGACAAAAGAGCCAACATTTAGCATGGAAATATCAGCTTCAGGCACACCAACATCCTCTTCGTCTATTTCAATTTCCAGCGGCTTATTCCAATTTAAAGATTTGCCTTTGCATCGAATTGAAACGGAAATATCTTTTGGGATGAAACTTTTGAAATCATCGTGATTGGCAATAAGCGAATAAACGCTTTTCGCATCACTCGTCATTGAAGACTTCAATAAACTTCAATCCTGTAAATCCATTTCCATGGATTGCACAGAAAAAATTATTCAGCACTTGGGAGTCTGTTTGTCGGCGATCGGCGCAATAAATCTGAGAATAGTTGTCATTCGATATTTTAAATAGAGATGCCTTCTTTATTTTTTGTTTGTCGAATGCATATTTTTTTAGGTTGAGCTTTATCGTTCCGTCATTGTACTCATATTCTGATCGGTCTTCGTCGAGAGCATCGTATACATTGAGAACATTCAAGCAATACCACAGATCATCACCGCAATAGAAAGGAAGTACCTCTCCGGCGGACTCTAGAATTTCAGTCATTTTTTCCGCCACATCTTTTCTAAAGGCAAATGTTGCCATACCAAGATACGCGATATCTGGTATCGGCTTGCCTTTTGATGTGTCGAAATACGCTTTAAATTGTGGCAGGTGATCAATTAATGGTTTAGCTTTAAATTCAAAATGCTCGCTCTGAAATACGTCATCTTCTGGATACATCAAGCTGTAATCGAGATCAGCTGTTAACTTGTAAACTTTCATAATTATCCCCAAAAACTTCCGTTTTGCAGCTTTTGCCCTATAAGCCTTAGTGCGGCTCTGCAGCCTTGCTCTGATGTGGTTTGCGACAAAATCGAAGCGACATTTACATAGTATTCTTCTGTATGCAATTTTGCGTGATTGAGCGCTTTTGGCAACTCGTTATGCGGAATAAATCGCGAATCTCTAGGCAGAAAAACTCCATTGTCTGGATCATCGATGCGAATTTTCCATCGCGCCAAGCCACGCGCAATGCGAGACTGTCGGATGTGGTGCCTGGATAGCGGCGCGTTTGCGATACCACCGCTCCCTGCGCCTGGATATTGGCCAGATCCTGAACCGCGATACTGGTTTCTTTGAAGGTGTCAGGCTTGGTGTAGATCAGCACCAGCTCGTTGGTGGTTTCACCCCAAGCAGCACGCTGATAGCTTTCCAGTTCAATGACATTGTCTGGGTCTAACACCCGCAAACTCGCTACATCGTAGTCGGCGCGGATCAGCTTCAATACAAAGCGACCGGTCGCTGGTGAGGTGGTGAGCACACCGCCAATGTGGTCCATGATCTCTTTGATAAATTGTTCAATCTTGCTCTGCTGCAGCCAGATCATGTTCAGACCAAAACCTTCGCTGTGCAGCTTATCGGCGGCGGCTTTGAACGAGGCATCGTCCAGACTGGCACTGGGATAGCCCATGCCCCAGTCGGCATTGGTCAGGCATTCGTACACCATGTGTGCCGGATTAGCGCCACCGTTGATTTCTGCCTTGGTGGCATGCCAGCTGCGAAAACAGCGTTTAACGCGCACCGCCCAGGGTTTCATGTAAGGGTTGTTGGCAGCGATATACACCTGCCGCAAGATCAGACTTAGCAGGCCACGATAGGCAGGTTGCGGCGATCCAATTTTGGATACCAGATAATCGCTGGGTGCCTGAGTGCTTTGCCCGAAGGCCACATCCACCGCGCCAGACACGCCACCCTCACGTTTTTCACCGCCAAAGAGTTCGGGTTTATCCAGTGTGATGCGGCCACTGCCAGTAAGACTCCCACTCCAGGCCTGCCGGTCGGCCACCTGAATTTCGGTCACCGCATCCACCGGGCCATGGCAAATCGCCAAATGCATGCCGAGGTAATAGCGATAGCCGACGGTCTGCTTTTTACTGCTGCCGCCCATGCTCGTCTCCGTTGGTATCGCCGCTCACACGGCTTTGTGCCACCGCCACCACGGCTTCGGCCATGGCATCACCGATGGCCAGCAGTTGCTTGGCTTCGATGCCTTGGTTAATAAGTTCAGCCCAATCCAGCTGGTGTCGGGCAAACCAGGAGCGAGCGCCTCGATTGCAATATCTGAGCGAACGCATGTCGGCGTGAATCACAATGAGCATTACTTCTTGCCCCCTTTAGAACGGATAGGCGTGGTGCGCAGGTCGCCATACCAAACCACGTTGGCACTGCGTACTAGCACTGTGCCGAACACCACCGGCACCGGCCGCCCTTCATCGGCGGTGGGTGCATCAAAGTCTTTGAGTTCGGCGGCTTGGGGTTGCGGTGTTTTGGGTTGCAGTGCGTACTGCACCAACACGCTGATGACTAATACAGCGATGGCTGCCCACATAAGCTGGCCTCTTAAATCGGAGTTAATAAATCGGGCTACCGCCGAAGGGATTTTTCGTCGGGATAAGCGGGAAACCGCCAAAGTTTTCGCTGTTTCCGAATTTGCTGTGGCAGGTAGCCAGGGTTCGATCACAGCCCGAATACAACGTGATGGCATTACCCACGGCGAGTCCCGGTGGCACCGCCGACAAGGTGATGACGTCACTGTTGTGGCCGGTGATCATGCGCTTTTCAGCGATGCCAAGGTACCGGTGACTCGAAATACCACGGCACTGGCACCGCAGGCAGTGCCATACAACACGTGAGGGCAATTGCGCTGATACAACCGGCGCAGGCCGATGCGTTGCAGGCTGGTATACACCGGCTCGCAATTCAGCTCGACCTCTGAGCCTCGCCATTCGGCATTAAGAACTCGCCCCATCCACACCGCCACGGTTTCGCCATCACCACGATGCTGGCGATATAAGGTCAACAAGGTGATCTCTGACGGCGGTGTGGCAATAAAATCCTGGGCAACCTCGATGTCGCGCGCAAAAGTGATGCGCAGACCGGTTTTGCCCATTTCGGTGGACTGCTCAATGCTGCTGCGTTTAACCGGCACCGCCAGGTATTCGTAGCTGCCGTACAAGGCATCATCAGACGCACTGGTATAGCGCCAGGCGTCGCCGCCGCGACGAAATTCATAAAGCTCGACCGGACTGCTGTCGGCGGTCGAGACTTCTCGGTTGGCATAACTCATTTTCGAATTACTCGAGCATAAAAAAGGCGCTGCCATTTTTGGGAGCGCCTTCTTCTCTTCGTTAGGTGAAAAAATTACTATGTTGGAAACTCTTCTAATTCAACACCAGTTATCTTGTGGCTGTTAATGAGCTCGTAAACATCATCGACACAAAATATCGACGAAAAATTATCTTCCGCAATTTTGAAAAATCCGCTTGATGGCAACTTTTCTTTATCAAAAACCAACTCAGAGATGCCTCCAAACTCATTAAACTTACTTCGGTTTTTATCCACGCAGTCACTTACACAAACCACGTTTACCAATCGAAATTTTCTATCACCCAGCATCAACGGAAGAAACTCGCAACTTTCCTTAAATTTGTCGAAGTGCTCTTTAAACAAATTTTCCGAAATGACAAAAGAGCCAACATTTAGCATGGAAATATCAGATTCAGGCATGCCAATATCTTCTTCGTCCACTTCAATTTCCAGAGACTTATTCCAATTCAAAGCTTTTCCTTTGCATCGAATTGAAACGGAAAGATCTTTTGGAATGAAACTTTTGAAATCATCGTAATTGACAATAAGCGAATAAACGCTTTTCGCATTAACCATTTGCAAACTCCATAATCTCCCTAGTGCGAATTCGTCTATCTATAGGGAATCGACCTGTAACAACGCCTTGTGCCACTCGTCTTAAAATTGCCCTTGCATGCATCGGATTCATAGCTTGCTCTAGGCACGCAGTGATATTCAAGTAATATGTCTTCCTGTGAACGCTTCTATGGGCGGAGTGGTAGTTAGGATATTGAGCTAGATTGCGCTTGAAGTTCGGGAGCCATACACCATTCGAAGGCTCGTCAATACGAATATTGAACTGAGCAAGTATTTCTCTCGCAATCACAGCCCTTGCATGACCACCACTTACAAGTGCGTGCGCTTCAAAATTTTGATCGGGGCGTGAATAACCTGCCGTTTCGAGAAACTTCCCCAGTCTTAACGAAGAATGGTCCTCCTTCATTAATTCTGCATGAGACATCTTCAAGCCGCCATCAACATAAAGCCGCAGAGAATCTTTCATTGCACGCAGCTTTGTTTCGGCAATTACCCGATTTATTAATCTGTTAGTTTCAGCGTCAATCTTTCCGTGAACCGAAAGCAAATCATTCAAGCCAAGCCTGAAATCAAGTTCATCAACCTCAACAAAATCGTTTTGTTTCAACCAAACGTCCTCTTGTCTTATTTTTGTTCGACACAATAGCCTTCGCTATCCAGACTTAAACACCTTAAAACCTGTAGCCGGTCGATTATATCTGATCGATAGCACAATAACGAGGCGCGAGGAAAGCACACTAATTCTTAAGTAGGATACCGGTCGAATATCACTAATCATCCCTAATGCTACGCAGTGTCAGCGACACCTCGGCCAGTTGATCGGTGTGATGCGCAATTTCCACGGCTTCGGTGTCAAGCCGGACCAGTTTCATAAAGGCGATGTGGCGGATCTGTGTCGGCAGAATCGCCATGCCCAGGACACTGTCGATAGCCACACTCTCGGTGGTATCTGTCAGCGCTGTAACACCGGTCACGCGACGGAAATAGTTCTGCCCATTGGTAGTGGCGATCACAATGTCCTGGCGACCAATACCTGCTCCACCGTTGGCGGCGAAGGAGCGGTTGTCCACGGTAATGGCCGAATCAAAAGCGCCAATCGGGCTAGTGAGTTCCATATCGGCTTGAAAACTTGGCAGCCAGAAGGGCTTCAGTTTTCCGGCTCGGGCTGTGAGCCAGGCACGAAATTCCGCGATAGTGTCGCGGCCGTTCAGTAACCAGTGATGCGCTCGGCGCACTGAACCTATTCCCGACAGATCATCCAAGGCGCGACGCCCGGTCAGATAATCCAGCTCCACCAGCTTGCGCGAGTGCTCGGCATCAAGATCCTCGGCCCAGTTGCTCGCCGTCATCAGTACCGGGAAACCCCGGTATTGCAGCGGCTCGGCAATGGGCGTTACAAGCCACTCTTCCTCCAACTGAAAGCGCGAGCGTGTCTGCACAATGGCATCGCTGAGGTATTTCAACTTGATGTCGTTTTGCAGGCGAGCAGGTTTTACTGGCAGCAACTTGCTGCCCGCTGGCCAGCTTTTTTCCAATGGGCTTTTCAGGCTCAGGAGACCTGCTTGAATATCGGTGATCTCGGCGAACTCTGAGTCGTTGGCTTTGACCAATCCCACCAGTCCACCCACTTCAAAATCAAGGCTATCGGTGTTGACGAGGATTGATGTCGCGCCGGCATTGATCGCCTGACTGGTAATTTGCACTTCCTGCCACAGCGGCAAACCAAACACTCGCGCCTGCCAGGCATGCAGCAGATTTTCCAATCGCACACGTTCCCGCTGCGAGCCGAGTAATTGGCTGTACTCCAATGTTCGTCGTGCACCGGTGCGCAAGCGCACCCTCTGCTCCCGGCCGGAATGGGATTCCATCACCTGGGTGAGCCACTCCAAGCGTTCAATCACAGGCTGCGACCAGTCGGGTGAAAACACCCAACCCACGATGCGTCGGCCTGTGGCTCGCAAGGTGACGGTGTCGAGTACAAATTCAAAATCAAACCGCGCTTTGACGGTGGGCGGGCCGTTTGGTGTTACCGACAACTGATACAGGCGTGACTCATTGGCGCCAAACACCGTCGGTACTGGAGCCGGCCCGAGCAAAGTCATGCCTTCGCCACCCTGAACTTGTATTGCCGTCAGTGTGCTACTGGTCAGGTAGGCATTCCACACCTAGATCGTGCGGCTTTGTTCTGACGCCAAACTGCCCAGGCTGATGCGGTTGGGCAGCAGATGCACGCGATAATAAAAATCGTCGAAGTAACTGGGGATGATTGCCCCGATTAAGGTGCGTTGTGCGGGTACTGAAATATCCGGAGCATAGGTGCGCGTGCCACTGATACCCATCGGTGTATCACTGACGGTATAGGGATAAATGGCCGCGACGCTGTAGCCATCCTGCGCGAGCAAAGGGTTCAGAGATCCTGCCTGCGCAGATTCCAGTACCGCGCCGGTCAGGATCGGCATAATTAACTCCGAACAGTCTCTGAGTTACGGCCCGTCATAGCGCACCGCCATGGCGACGGTGCCCGAGTGATTGGCCTGGTTGTAGGGCGATGCGTTGCGACTGGTGGTGTTCTTGCGATACACCGGCGCGATAAACCAGCGCTCAGCACCCAGCGTGATGATCTGGCCATCGTCGATGTTGTCGTTTCGCGTCATGCGCAAGTGCGGCAGCTCTGCCACATGGGACCAAAAGCTGGAGGGCTGCGCTGCCATAATATGCACGCTTGTCAGGACCGCCTCGCCATTCCAGTTATTGGGTTGCGTGGATTCGGTTGCATCGATGGCACGCGCCACACCTTGGGCGATCAGCCACTGGGCTGTTATCGCATCAAGATCCAGCTCTGCATCCACAGGGTGAACCGAACCAGCGTGGGTATGGGGTTTTAACAAGATGATTTGCATAAAGGATTTATCCCGTTTGGGTCAGGTCGTTGCTCAAGGTTCGGTAGCGGATTTCAAAACGCGCCGGTATGGCGACTGCCGTGTTATCCGCATCCTCCACATCCCACTCACAATCGAGCTGAGTCATGCCGAGGCAAAGACCGAAAAAATTGATTCCAGCAAACCCAAACAGAGCAATACTCCGGCACAAACCGAAGTGGTCACAAAGCCTCAACCAGGTAAACAACCCTCCGTGACCAATGATAGTGAACTTCAGTATCGTGGTTTTCAACGTAGCGGCGGTCAGCTGACTGCCTTCCTTGAAGATCCAACGTCAGGCCAGTATTTCACACTCCAGGACTTTGACTGTTACAGGCGTCAGGGGTGGATATTGTCTTTTACATTGCAGATTTCAACTATCGGGTAAGAGACAGAGATTTACTGGCACTACTGCCCTGATAGCGGGGCAGACGGGCGCTTGCGCACGTTTGACACGCTATAGGGCAGTCAGAACCCAGTTTCGCAAGCGAAACTCAACTGTATGTATTTGTATGTATGTATAAAACATACATACACCATACATACGCCCAACTAAGGAGATAAAACCTTGAAAGTTGAAACACTGCTACACCGTCAGGGCGGCCTCTGTTTCTACTGCCGCCTGCCGCTGCCGCGCTACGCGGCATCCATAGAACACGTCATACCTCAGAATATGTCAGGCGCTGAAGGCTTCAACAACCTTGTAGCTTGCTGCAAGTCGATGAACTCTCACCTTCAGGGTATGTCGCCCAAACCCAAGATTGAGCTACTGTTAAATCACTGGGGCGGTTGCCCATGCCCCGATCAGTCACCTCGTAACTCAACACCCGGTACCATGCCAGTGTTGTTCCCTGACTTCGATGACCCAGGTGATCCCTGCAATGCTCGCAATCCTATGGAGTCTGTATCTTCAGTTGATCTACCAGATGACCCACTATTCCTGGTTGATTCGAGTATCTGAAAGCTTCGGGGCTCGTTAACGTCGAGCTTCCCTCTCGACGGTGTCTTCTGCACCTCAGATTTTGTATCATCCCCTGAATACCTAACGGATGGGGATGAATACGAATGGCTCACTACGAACCACCCAAACCTTACTACCTCAAAGATCGACGAGAGGTAGCAATAGATCTCTTCGCATCAAAGTCAAATATCAGTCGCGCAGACTACATGGCCCTGGGATCCATTGAGCAGGTCGAAGAGACCCTTGATATATACCGCCAAGAAGCTGGACTCATGTCCAGAAGAGAACTCCGCAATGAAGAGCATGACTCAAAAGTCCTGGGCAACTTTATGCGACTTAACGGAAAACCATATCCGGGAGGAAATTGTGACGCCCACGCTATCGTATCCGGCTCACACCCCAGAGCCACTCAAATGCGTGCAATTCTGGCTCGCGTCAAAATTCGGATTGATGACATTAGAAACGGTACATGGCTTCCTCGTCGAACTGCTGACACTCCGCATCCAAACATGCCTCTGGCGGTTCCTCATTCTCGTATCCACAGGAACGGTTATTCCATGTGGCTAAGGTTAAAATTCGATACTCTGGACATTGCGAGCCTTACTGAGCAAGATGTTGAAAGGTTGCTCAGAGGTATTGAGTATGATTTGAAGTTTTCAAGTTTCCCCGACTACGTAATGCTTTCTGCATCAGAGATTAAAGGTAAATTCGGAGCATGATGTTATGTTTTATCAAGTATTAAGAAACGATAGCGACTTCATGATGCCTTACTTTGATCCTGATGAAGTTGAAGACAAGAGAGGCGACGATGACTTCATTCTGTTCACCCGCCCCATACGTTATTCGGAAAGCTGGGTTCCACTGGAGCTCAAACTCAGTATGAATGACTCTCTCCCAGTCATTCCGAGCATATCTACATGGCTTAACTACTTAGTTTTGCATGAGTCTGCTTATTCAGAGCTGAAGGATTTACTGGCAGCTTTTGGAGAATTTCTCCCGTGCCAGCATCAAGGCTCTAAGTTTTATCTATTCAATCCCCTAACAATCGCTGAAGATCTCAATGCTATTGTTCCTGGTAGTGTGACCCGAAAAAGTGAGCTTTTGAGCGGTATCAGTTTCGATGAGAAAAATCTGGAAGGTGTGCCCGTCTTCAGGAGCAAGGAAAGCTACATCACGATCTACTGTTCGGAGATATTTAAAAAAGCCGTTGAAGATTCTGATCTACAGGGACTTTTGTTCAATCCAAACCTGACTCACTACTGGTAATCATCGGTTCTGCGGAACCACCTTCCTGATTGACCAGCCCTGCGGCGTTTGAGCGCCTACCGGGGGTATGGGGGCGGTAGCGCCCCATGGTTGCTTTTCTGCCTACATAATGACTACAAAGCTGTGCTTTTAAGTGCTCCATTGTGATGTCACTCCACTGGAAGCCGCATTCTAGTGCACTTTGAGTCACTATGAATCACGCTGCAACGGGTTCAAATCCCGCCATCTCCACCAAATAAATAAAAAAGCCCCTACCGTTCTACGGCAGGGGCTTTTTTGTTTCTATGTGATATGCGAAAAGTGATCTCACCATCATAAACCATTCTAACAAAACCGCTTTTCACCTTAAATTCAGACACTACAACCCACACCAGCACATACTTAACAATGCTACAAATCAACTTTTTCAAAGATTGAAATAAGTCTTAAGCCTCTTTTGACTCTATAAATTTCAGAGCATGCTAGCTGCTTAGTAATTTACCAATACCATTGGCAACAAGCCAACGATGGTGGTGGTAGTGGTTAAAAATACTGGGCTTAAGCGCTGTATTGCAGCATTGCAGCCTTCATAGCGGCCTAAGGGCTACAGACTAGGCAGATTAAAACACCCTACTTTTATACTAAAACTA